TTCCACAGCCCTTTAATCAAATTCGCTCCGACATCGAACATATCGCCGACTTTGTCGTCAATAGCGCCAGCTAACTTCTTAACTAAATCCCAGCCAAGCGATAGTAGCTTCGGAATTAATTCCGCGATACCATCGAGCAACGCCAATAAGATTTTTCCGCCTGCCGCCAAGATTTTCGGTAAATTTTGTATTAAAGCGCCAGCTAATTTGATGATAAGCGTTAAGCCAGCCAGCAAAAGTTGTGGCAAAATCTTCATGATTCCGTCAATCAAAGCGACTAAAATTTTGACGCCTGCGTCGAGTATCTTCGGCAAGTTGTCAATTAATGCGCCAAATAAAGCAAAAATCAGCATAATGCCTGCTTCGAGTAGCTGTGGCAAAATCGAAATTATACCGTCAATTAACGCGTCAAGTATTTTAATACCCGCGTCAATAATTTTCGGAAGGTTGTCAATGACCGCCTGCGCAATCGTCAAAATAATCGACAATACCGCGTCAATAATCGCTGGCAATAGCGAAATAATTCCTTCTATGAGCGCGGTTAATATCGTAATTCCCGCCGTAATAATCAGTGGCAGATTTTCGGTAATCACGCCCAAAATCGTCGTAACTAGCGTTAGAATTGCGCCGACAATCAACGGCAAAGCGTTGACAAGCCCGTTTAATAGGCTCGTTAGAACGGTTACGCCTGCCTGAACGAACTGCGGTAAAAACTTTGCAATCGTTGTAATCAACGTTGTTACAATTGCGAGAATCGCTGGCAAAATTATCGGAATTGCATTCGTGATTCCTTCGATTAATTTCGTTAGTACGTCGACACCAGCTTGTACGAATATCGGCAAGTAGGTTGTTATGGCGGTAATAATGCCGTCAACAACTGCGGTGATTCCGCTCAGTAATGCTGGCAAGTTTTGCTGTATACCTTCGGCGATTGCCGGAAGGAATTTCGCACCTGTCAAAATCAACGCCGGAATGCCACCAACTAAAAAGCCGATAATGGTCGGCACTAGCTGTCCGAACATTTGCGCCACCCCGCTAAAGTCGCCACTAAATGCCCGCGATATAACATCGGCTACACTTTCAAAAAATGGCGCAACTTTGGTGTTTACAAGTTCGATGAATACATTTTTTAGTTTCGTCAGTACTTCGCTTGCTTTTTCTACGCCGACAAAGAACGCCCCTTTAAGCGTCGACCCTATTTGATTAACCGAGTTTCTGAATGGTTCCGAGTGTTTGTATAGCGCGATAAATCCGGCGACTAATGCGCCAACCGCAATGACAGCAATACTAATCGGGCTCGTTAGAAATGCGAACAAACCGCCAACTACTTTTAATTTTCCGCCTAGTTTCGTCAGAAACGGCAATAACGGCGCAATGGACATCATAAACAAGCCAATTCCGGCGGCAACCGTTCCCACAACGGCAATAAATCCAGTCAGCGTCGCAAGCACTAACGCCGCAACCGATATAAACTTTTGCAATTTTGGCGGTGCATTATTAAACGCCTCAATCAGCTTGGTTACCCATTCCACCGACCGCTGAATAGTCGGTGTCAAATGGTCGCCTACGATTATTTTCATCGTTTCAAACGAACCACTCATTTGCTCGATGGCTCCGCCAAGTCCGCCCATCATCTTTTTAGCCGCTTTCGCAGACGCTCCGGCCGAATTTTCAAGTGATTTCGTCATGGCGTCAATTTTGTCGGGCCCGGCTTTCATCAATGCCAAGAATCCACTAGCGGCTTCCGTCCCAACAATTGACGCGAGTGTCTGCAATTTCTGGGTTTCGGTTTGACCTTCCATTGCCGTTTGCAGTTCGCGGATGATTCCGGCTAAACCTAAAAACTTTCCGTTTGCGTCGGTCACTTCAATTCCCATCGACTTCATCATTTTTGCGGTTTTTTCCGCTGGTTTCAGCAATTGAACTAAGCCGCCGCGTAGCGTTGTTCCCGCCTGTTCCCCGCGAATGCCCACATCAGCCATGATTCCTGTAGCCGCCGCCAGTTCTTCGATTGATACACCTAGTGAACTAACAACTGGCGCCGCGTATTTGAATGCATACGACATATCCACGATACCTGCCGCCGAATCGTTCGCGGTTTGTGCGAGTATGTCTGCAACTCGGGAGGCTTCACTTGCTTTCAATCCAAACGCATTCAATGCGCTTGATACCGTATCAGCCGTCAGTGCTAAGTCCTCACCCGACGCTTCGGCGGCGGCAATAACACCCGGCATAGCCGCAATTATTTGATTCACGTCGTAGCCTTTCGCGGCCATCTCCGACATCGCAACCGCAACTTCCTGCGCCGACTTGGTCGTTTTTGCTCCGAGGTCAAGCGCAGTCTTTTTTAACGCGTCAAATTCTTTTTCTGTCGCCCCTGCAATCGTCGCCGCACGTCGCATGGCACTGTCAAAGTCGACCGAAGTCTGTACCGCTTGTTTTAACGGAACGGTAATTCCGGTTGCAATTGCGCCGAACGACAACGCGATTCCCCCGCCAATGTCGCGCATATTTTTGCCAAAGCCTTCCATACGGCTACTAAATGTTTGAACCTCTTTACCTGCCTTTGCCATTCCGCTACTCAAATCACTTATATCAGCGCCAACCTTGACGAGAATGTTTTCTTCCACCGTCTCACCCCTTCCGTTCGACCGTTAAAGTCGCAAGCCAGTCGTTCATTTCGTCGACTTCCTTACGCTGTTCCTCGATTGTTTTATGGTCAACTTGTTTGCCGTCTTTTGGCCGCTTGAACAATTCCGACTTTTTCAGCCGTTTTGCGTGATATGCCGCACGATTCCACATCGTTTGAGTCGCCATCAATTCATACTCGTCAAAACGACGTTCATTCTCCGCCTGCATGAGAATCGCAAACTCGCGCGGTGTCAGCGATTCTATCTCATGCGGTGTGAGGCGGAGATACCGCCAGCCGTCCGCAATTGCAACGTCACACTCGTCTGTTATGCCATAAGGGTTTCGAGTGCTTTTTTCGCTTGCGGGTTGTCCCTCAATAGCTTGTCGACGGTTTTCTTGTAGAAAAAACTGTTGACTACGACTTCATTGCAAATTTTCGTGACGGTGTCTTGGTCAAGTTTTTCCGCCTCAAATAGCTGTTCAATCGCTGTTTCGATGTCTTTTAATGCAAAATTTTCGCCGGTATGCAAAAGTGCGGCGTGAACGATGTTCACAAACGCGTCAAGGTCACCCATAATTGCCTTGCCAATGAGCGCATAAGCACCGCCTTCGTAAAGTCCGTTCAAGTGCCTTACCGCTTTAAACGTCAGTTTTAATTCATATTCTTTTCCGTTTATTTCAAATGTTGCCATCCGCTCATTCCTCCGTTTCATAAATTAAGCGGGCAAAGTCGCCCGCCTTCATTAAATTTCGTCTGCGCCTGCAGGCACGGTCGTCAATGTTTCTTTCGTTGTTTCTCCGACCAATGACGCTTCAAAGCTGTATGTCGCGTTGTCGTCGCCCGGATACTCTACTTCAAACGAAGAAATCATATACTTGCCAACTTTTGCCTCCATGGTGTTCACGTTGATTTCAAGGATTTCAGGGTATTCCGCATTGTCAATCGCGTCCTCCAACGCTTGCAGTGCCGGGTCATCAGCGGACATAAGTCCTTCAAAACTGATTGTTTCCGTCTTGAGCCCGTAGGCACTTCCGCTAATATCCTTTGTGCTAACGTCAACTTCGTCGCGTTCTTTCGACCGGCTGCCGCTAGTCTGATAAAGGACGCGCAGTGTGGTTGATGTGCCACCCTCGTCAGGTACGCGCACGGCGTAAACAATGTCCTTCCCTTTTAAAATTGCCATTCAATTCGCCCCTTTGTTCGTTATTTGTAAAGTGTTACTTCGACTGTTACATCGAGGTAAACGCGGTGATTGTTTGTCTGGTTCGCCAAGTCGTCGTTTGTCATTGGCGTAATTCGTTCAACGTTCGCAACAAAAAAGCCAACCGCGGGGAATCCGGATTGACTTGTTTCTAATAACGGTATTTGATTGAAGGTAAGCGCCCGTTTAATTTCCTCGGGCAACTTCGCTTTTTGCGCACTCGACGACGCGTACACGCCGACTTGAAACCGGTAAGTTGACTCGGCAACCTCACGCATTTTGTCGAGTGTAGCATGTTGCGTTTGCAAGTCCTCAATCGTCAAAAACGGTTTGGTTGTCGGCAACTTAACGCCGTCATAAATCCAAACGCACGTATAACCCGTTTGTTGCTCCAAAAACGTTTTGAGTGACGCTTGTATGTCGTATAGATTAACCATTCCGTCACCCCTTCGTTAGTCGGTGCTTCACAGCGTCAACATAATCATTTTCGCTATTCCAGATTGCCCTACGCACGAACGCTTTTTTCGTTTTATGCTCGTACTCTTGTCGTGTGGCATACGGTTTGTCAGATCCCCACTGCCATGTGTGCGGCTCGGTCGCCTGTCGCGGCGACGACGCCAACGAGTTTTTGAGCGCTCCCGTATCAACCGGCGCCATTTCCGCGGAGTCGCTCGCCATTTTACGCGCATACGTTTCCGTAATTTTATCTATGTCATTCACCGCTTGCTGTCCGCCAACACTATCGAACATTTTTAGCACGTCGCCCAATCCGTCTATTTTTACGTTAAAGTTCGCCATCAGCTGATTAACCTCGCTAGAATTTCATAGCGGTTGTCAATGCCGATTCCTTTTTTATCCATCGCCAGTATTTCGTAATCTTTTCCGTCATACAAAATAGCCGTAATTTTAACGGCAATATCGGCGATTAAATCAATCGAGATAGAAACAGTAAGGTCGCCAGTTTGAACCTTAATTCCGCCGATAATTTCACGGTCAACGCCCGTACTTATTTCGGTGACTACCGCGTCAACTTGTCGAGAGACTTCGGATTCGACGGTCGGCTCGCCTGTGAACGGATCGCGCTCGGTGACGTCCAAATATTTTACGTTGATTTTTGACGTGCGATTGGCGGTTACTTCACTTCGAGTTTGGCGCATAAATTCGATGTCATAATCGTTTAGCATGCGTTAGTCACCTCCTATAAGTATTCCGACTTTAAGACCGGAACTATATAACTACTACACTGTGGGTGTGGCGAGTAAATTTCCGAATCAGTTGGGCGGAAAATTCCGTCGCCTTCGCCATAGCGATTTTCATGTGCCAGCTTATAGCACGCGTGTTCTTTATGCCGCGGATGTCGGCTGCCATTTTCGACGATTCGCACCCAATCGGCGACCTCGCTCCGTTCAATACTCATCGCGTTGGCTGTGCGGTGTGCCGTATTACCTTCCGTTACGACCAACCGCCGAATCATCCACGTTTCGTTTTCGTAGATTCGACGAATGTTCCGAATCATCGTGCCGACTGATTCACCTTTGATTATGTCGGCGCGAAGCTGCGTGGCAATCGCGTCGCGAATTTCCCCTGACATCGTCCAAATGCGGTCTGATAGCACTAGCCCATCGTCACCAAATCGTGTAGCAACATATTCAACGACATTCCGGTTGATAGTGGCAACACCGGCACCAACAAGCAGAACGCCGTTCACGGACTTCATCGCGTCATTCGCTTGGTCAACCGCGAAACTTGTTGATTCTTCGATAACAAAGTTCAACGATTCTTCGCCATATTTGCGCATAGCCGCCTCGACCGTTTCAAGCTCGCGCAACAGTCGCATTAAACGTTGACGCTTGATTGTTCCGTCAGAATCCGCAAAATCCGCAAGCAAGTCCGCGAGATCGGCGCGAATACGTCCGATTTCGCGAATGGCGAACGCGACTTGCTTTTCGTTGAGTTTTCCATACTCGTTGGCGATTCTGCGGAAAATTGCGTCAAGTTTTTCTTGTGAATTCATGGGCGGTCAATCCGTTTCATAATGAAAAACCCATGTCCGTTTTTTCGCGCTTTTTCAGTTTCGTATTGGCTACGAATGTCTTGCGCTAGTTTGCGGTATTGCTCGGATATTTTCGACTTATCAACGGATTCTTCTCCGTCTTGGTACGAAAAATAATGCGCAGTAGCAAGCGCAATTTGCCAAGCGCCTTCGGCTTGTGCGTAAAGTAAAATTAAATTTACGTCAGATTCGGGAACAATGCTTGATGACGCAAAGCCGTGAACCTGCATCGCGTCATCAACGAGTTCCTCTGCGTCTGTTAATTGAAAATTCGGAACGCCTTTAAACCGTCGTAAAAGTCGCTCGACAAGTTCCGCCTTTGTCGT